AGATAACCTTGTATTCATGGGTGGGTGTGCTTTAAATTCTTCCGCTAATACATTGTTGTGGAATATATTTGGCGATGTTTGGATTATGCCAAACCCAGGCGATGCTGGAAGTTCTTTAGGAGCAGCAGCAGCACTATACGGTAAGCATATTGAATGGAAAGGTCCATATTTAGGTCACGATTTAGGCGGGGAATATCCAGTAAATGAAATAGTTACCAACTTAATTAGAGATAAAGTTGTAGCCGTAGCAAGTGGAAGAGCGGAATATGGTCCAAGAGCACTTGGCAATAGAAGTATTTTGGCTGATCCTAGAGATTTAAATATTAAAGATAAGGTTAATTTAATTAAACAAAGAGAGTTGTTCAGACCATTTGCACCTGTTGTAATGGAAGAATATGCAGATAGGTGGTTTGATATGGATTTTGATTCTCCATATATGCAGTATACGGTTAAATGTTTGCAGCCAGAAAAAATACCATCAGTTGTTCATAAAGATGGAACTTCAAGAGTTCAAACCGTAAACAGAAATCAACATCCTGGTTTATACAAAGTATTGTCAAACTGGTATGCTATTACGGGGGTTCCAATATTATTAAATACTAGTTTAAATATTAAAGGCCAACCACTTTTAAATGATAAAGCGGATATTTTAAAATGGGAAAAAGAATATAACTTTAAAATTATTCAATAATTTTATTTATTGTTTCTATAATAAAACTAATTCCATCTTTTGGGTTCATCTTAGAAACATCTATTTCTATAACATTTTTTTTGTTAAGCATTCTTAAAAGTTCTGCATGGTAAAATGTATAGTCATCTTTAACTTTAATTACAACTATTGGAGTTTCATCTTTACACCAGATTGCATTAAAAAAAGAACTTCCCTCAATTGAAACAAAAATTTTTGCATTGTAGGATAAATTTATTTGTTTAAAAAATCCTTCACCGTTTCCATCAAAAACAAAATATTTATTTTTAATTAATTCATTTTCAAATAAATCATCATACATAACATCATGTCTTCTTTTAATACTCCAGGAATCATTTTTAGAATGATATATTTTATTAACAAATTTTCTTGTTATGTATAATTTTTTCCCCTCAAGGTCAAATAGTTCTTTATTAAAATAATTTGTTATTTCTTTTAAAGAATCACACCACCAATACTTTACGGGTTCTGATAGTTCATTATACCTCCACTGACTTCCAGAATATATGTGATGTGGAATAACTGGCAAGTCACCTTCGGTAAGTATAATTTTATCAAAAAAGTAATTGTCTGTGTCAACATCAACTAACTCGCAATTAAAATATTTTATAAAATCATCAGACGCTATTTCAAAACCTGGTTTATTTACTATATTTTTTAAATTTTTTGATGTAAAAAATATAATCTTTAAATCTGGATAATCTTTTTTTAATTTTAAAAATGTGCCAATATAGTCATTTAGTAGTAATGCATAGTTAACGCCATAAAAAACTGGAAAATACAATCCATTAAAATTTTTAATAATGTTGCTGTCATTATTTATAATTTTAAAATCAGACAATTCAAAAATTGGTATTGGACCACTACTGTGCATATATTCTTTTTTATTTGAGTATTTATACTGCGTTTCCATTTTTATAGTATATCAGTTTTGTGCTATAATATATATACCTGCCCAATAGGGGGGTAAATTAACTTATTCGCTTGAAAGGGGAATAAAAATGGTAACAAACCTAACTATGGATCTATTTAATGATCCTTTTTTTATTGGCTGGAATAGAGAGTTGGCCAGACTTAATAATGCACATAGAACAAACTCTCAATCTTATCCTCCATACGATCTTCTTAAATTAGATGAAGATACATATAAACTATCTCTTGCAGTAGCAGGATTTTCAAAAGATGACATTGATGTTTCCGTTGATAATGGATCTCTTGTCATTAAGGGAGAACTTGTAGAAGTAACAGATGCTGAAGTTGTTCATAAGGGGATTGCTGGTCGTAAATTTACCCGCACATTTGCTCTTGGTGAATACATGGAAGTTACTGGTGCTGAACTTAAGGACGGTATGCTAACAATTCATATTGATAGAATAGTTCCAGAAGAAAAGAAGCCTAAGTCTATTAAGATCAAGTAGTATAATATAGATAGTCCCTACACAGGACCTTGGGATGGAGTAGTTACCTTTCTATATATTCCCTGGCTTAAGTGCTTGGAATACCTGTGTAGGGCTTATACACACTGATATAATTGTATTTAATGACTGACAAAGAGTTAGACCATTATAATAAGCAAGAGTATAAAAAAAGACTTGCAAAAATTAAAGAAGACTCTGGGTGCATTGATTGTGGAATCAATAATCATATTATCTTAGATTTTGACCATCTAAGAGACAAAAAATACAATATCTCAAGAATGATACATGATGGTTTTTCATGGAAATCAATTAAAAAAGAAATTGAAAAGTGTGAAGTTGTTTGTGCAAACTGCCATAGAATAAGAACTTATCATAGGTTGACAGGCAGCATATCTTAATGATACAATTAATTAATAACTAATATAGGAGAAAAAATGAAAAATAAATTAAAGTTAATTTTTATACTAAGTATTATAGCAACAGGAATTGCCCCTTCTACAGCAAATGCAGATGGAACATATGCTGTTTTAGATAGTGCTGGCAATGTAACTAATATTATTGTTTGTGGTTCTGCATGTTCTAGTGGAGAATTTGGTGGAAATAAAGTTGTTCCGCAGGTAGCAGCAGATCCAGTAACTAATGAAAACCGTGGTGGATTCTGGCAGGGTCCAGGAACAACATCATATAATAATGGAACTTTTACTATGAATACTCCAGACGTAGTGGTTAGGTCTGAAATAGAAGTAGACCAAGATGGTGTAAACGTAGAATCAAAAACTACTGTAAATGGAAGAGCATTTACATTTAATTATAACGATACCATAGATTACCATGGTAATGTTTCAGATCTTTTAAAAGAAACTTCTCCAAAAGAAAATACTTCTGCAATCATTTCTGTTAAAAAAGATTCAGAAATAGAAACAATAACTTTTGAAAAAAGATCAACAGAAAACGAAATTTTACAAAAAAGCGTTACTTCTCAATTAAAGTTAATTAATTCTAAAATACAAACATTGCTGCGTCTTTTGGGCAATTGGGTAAAATAATAGAAAAAATATACATAAGTAATGCCAACATATGACTATAAATGCACAGAGTGCTCTTCTATCATTGAATTTAAAAGAGAATTTGGTGAAGATAGAGAGCCATCTTGCTGCAATAAAATAATGCAAAGACAATGGTCTTCTCCTGGAGTTATGTTCAATGCTCCAGGATTTTATTCTACTGATAATAGAAAGTAGCGGTATACTATGAATACAATGATTACTGAACAGGTTATAGAAAAAGAATGGATTCTTAAAGCAACTGATCGCTGTGATTCCTGTGCAGCAGAGGCTTTAGTAAGAGTTACTGGTCTTTCTGGAGAGTTAACTTTTTGTGGTCATCATTACAATAAGATTATGGATAACTCTGAAGGATATAAAAAAATGATGTCTTTTGCTATAACTCTTGTTGACGAGAGAGAAAAATTGGTGGTACAAAATGTATGAATATTTTGTTAAAGAAGTAAAAAATGTTGTTGATGGAGACACTATTGATGTTATTATTGATTTAGGGTTTGATATTTTATTTGCATCTCGTGTTCGTCTTGCTGGTATTGATACGCCAGAGTCTCGCACAACAGACAAGGCTGAAAAGGTTTTAGGTCTTGAGTCAAAAGATTATTTAAAAAAGTATCTTAAAGATGCTAAGTCCGTTGTAATTAAAACTGAAAAAATGAATTCATCAGAAAAATATGGACGTATCCTTGGCTGGATATACGTAAATGGTGATACTGAATCATTAAACGATAAAATGATTAATGATGGATATGCTTGGGGATATCTTGGTGATACAAAAGTCAAAGATTTTGAAGCACTTAAAAAGGCTAGGGCAAAGTCTGGAAAATGAAAAACATACTTTATTTTACAGCAGATTGGTGCAATCCTTGTAAAAAAGTTAAACCCATTGTTAAAGAATTAATTAAAGATGGATATTTTTTTCAAATTATAGATGCTGACAGTGAACTAGAACTTGTAAAAACATTTGAAATTAGATCTATTCCAACTTTTATTTTATTAAAAGATGGGGTTGAAATTAAAAGAATAACTGGGGCTCAAACAAAAATAGAATTAATTAATTTTATTAATTTTGTGATGTAAAATGAAAAATATTTTTTTAAAACCTGTATTTTGGAATGAAAAGAATAAAGATAAAGAAGGACTTCCAAGGCCAATTGCTATTACTACATATAACTATAGTGAATATAGAAGATTGGGGCTAGCAAAAAAAGTTCCAATACCTTGGCAATCAAAACCAGCATTTAAAGAAAAAATGTTGCTATCATTAAACATAGAAAATGAAAACAAAATATATAAAAATGAAGTCTGTCCATATTGTGGAATAAAATTTCAAAATAATGACAATACAATAAGATGGATAACTTCAGATTTTAAAAAAGTAACAGAAATCGGACCAGTTGTTTTTTCAGATTTTTATCCATTTCATATAGAATGTATGAAACAAGCAAGAACTTTTTGTCCTTTTATGAAAAAGTTAAAAGATATAGATTTTGAAAAAGGTCCATTTATAAAATTAAAAAATAATGCAATTATAGATAAAGAAGTGGTTGGTTATGATGAGTGATGAAGAACTGATAGAAGATCTTATACTAAAGGGTGGAATTCAGGCTGCTGGAGTTGATTCTCAAACTGGAGAGTTGCTTTATGCTTTTACTCCTAAAATTAAAGAACTTATGCCAGAACTATATGAGGATCATATTTCAAGCGTCAATACTGAGGTTATGGGACTTTGGGAAAAAGGGTATATAAACATTGATCTATTTGAAAAAGACCCAATAATAACACTATCGGAAAAAGCATTAAATAAAGAAGAAATTAATAAACTTTCAGCAAAAGACCAATGGTCCTTGCATGAAATTAAACGTCTATTGATATCTCCTAAAGAAGAACTCTGATATAATCAGTATATAACCTAGGAGGTTTGCTATGCCATATAGAGTTGGAGCCAAAGGCTCATTCGGATGTTCTGGATACCCAGCATTAAAAGAAGGTACCAATGAAGTTATGGGGTGCCACCAGACAAGGGCAGAAGCAGCAGCACAAATTTATGCAATTAATCGCTCTGAAGGTAACATAGGAAAAAGTATGTATGAAATTAAAGAAGGCGACTTTGTAATGTATATGGGCGAAGATAATAAAAACATGGTTGGTCGTGTTGAATACGTAATGACTAATCCAGGATTGCTTGGATTGCCAGGATCAGAATATTCTATGGAATATATAGAAAATGATAAGCCAGTTATTGTTCGTGAATATGAAGAAGAAGACGGTGCATGGGAAGAAAAGCCATATGTTTCTTATCATCGCATGTCTGAAGTTATTAAAATTGAATCATTATCTGTATCAGTAGATCTTGTAGTTGAAATGGGTTCAACTGATTCAGGAATTCCAGAAACAGACTCAGAAACATTAATGGCAATGTATGATGCACAAATTGGTAAAGCAGAAAAACCTAATTATGAAGACATGATTAAGCCAAGACGTGGTGGAAGTAATCCATCAAATCCTAAACTTTATGCAAGAGTTGTGCAAGCAGCAAAAGATAAGTTTGATGTATATCCATCTGCTGTCGCCAATGCTTGGGTAGTTGCTGAATATAAAAGACGTGGTGGAACATATAAAACTGAAACAAAGACTACCAAAACAATTTGGGACGGTAGTGTATTTGATCCGAAAGGATTTACAAAGTAATGGCTAAAAGATCTTCTGCTTCTTATTATTCAAACCAGGCATTCAATCCTATGCAAATTAAAAATGGAAGAATTGTTCGTTTAAGAAAAGACGGATCTGTTAAGGCAGATCTTGGTCCATACATTAATAAATCACAGAAAAAAACTGTCAATGGCTGATACATACTCTCCTAATGATGGAATGAAGTCTGCTGCACGTCGTGCTCTTAAGTGGAAAGCCGATGGCAAGGCTACTGGCGCTGGAACACCTGTTGGTTGGGGTAGAGCAACAGATATAGTTGCTGGAAGATCTATGTCTCTTGATACTGTTAAAAGAATGTTTTCATTTTTTTCACGTCACGAAGTAGATAAAAAAGGAAAAGGATTTTTTAATGGCCCAGACTTTCCATCTAATGGAAGAATTATGTGGGATGCTTGGGGTGGAGATGCTGGGTTTTCATGGTCAAGAGCAATTGTAGAACGAGAAAAGAAAAAGGTAGAAAAAATTTGGCAGGGAACTGCCTTTGATCTAAAAAAATAGGGGGATAAATGGAAAATTTAGATAAAAATGAATTAGTTCAACTAATAACATTTTATAAACAAAAACTATCAGATACAGAATTAGAGTTGTTAAAATTACAACTTGAAACAAATAGACTTAATTCTATGGTTTTAAGTTTAACTAAGCAACCTGAAAAAAAATCTAAGTAAAAATGGAATATTTGTTAATTGTGGGCTTGACATTCATTGTCTCATGGTCTATAATTAAAATATCAAACAAAAAAAGAGGAAGGTTTTTATCAAAGATTAGATATAGACAAAGCAATATCTATGAAATGGTTAAAGATGTTATTCCAAAAGAAATGTTTGATAAACCAAAAGTTATAACGCAGTCTCAAAAACATGTTCAAAAAAATATGTTAAAGGTTGTAATAACTGAGGGTAGGGCATATTGGATATTAGACAATGTGTTTTATACTGCTAACGCTATCAATGGAAGAGTAGACGAAAGCACTGTAGAACCATTAGATATTCAAAATTTGTCAAAAAAAGATTTAAGCAAGATGTTATCAATATTAGATGATTTAAGAAAAGGGATGGAATCAAATGATAGTGGCAGTGCAGGGAACAGCGGAGTTTAACGATTACAACGTATTTCTTCGTGCCATGAGTGTTGCTATGTCTGGAATGAATCAGGATGATAAGGAATTTATAATTTATTCTGTTGGTCCAGCAAGAGTCAATAACTTTGTTTCAGAGTTTTCTAATTTATCTGAACGTGGAATGAAGGCTCGTGGTCGCAAAATTAAGTTTTATAATACAGCCCCTTCATGGCTTGACACAAATATGGATCAAATAAACTATTTTGCTTTTTTAAGTAAGCCAAATGAGTCAAAATCTAGATTAGTATCCAGCGCTGAATCAAAAAATATTGAAGTTGGGATTTTTAGGTATTAAAATGCAAACAAATAATAATTTAATTTTTGAATATAACAAAGAAGTTTTTGGTGGAACTGAATATTTAGCAAAAAGATTCCATGAAATTGTTTTGCCATTTACTCCAAATTTTAATAAATATAACTGCATCATATTGCCAGGATATATTAATCAAAATTTAAATGATTATATCTATGATGACAAAGAAATAATTCTTTGGGTTCACAATACAACAGAACAGTTTAATGAAAACATTACTATGAATGCATTTTACAAAAAAGAGTTTACAGATAAAATAAAATATGTTATTGTAGTGTCAGAATTTGCAAAAAAAGAATTTATTGAAAAAACATATATTGATCCAGAGAAAGTTGTAGTAATATATAACGCTATTGATCCAATAATAAATGATATTAATAGATTTAAAAATGTTAAAACTGTAGAAATACTACACACATCTGCACAAGAAAGAGGGTTTTGGGTTTTATTATTAGCATTAAAATATGCAAAAGAAGATTTTAATTTAAGAATATATAACAAAGTTTATTCTGATAATTTAATTACTAACAAAGACTATAAAAATCTTTTAAATGATAAAAGAATATATATGCATGGACATACATCTAGAAAAGTTTTAACTGAAAGTATGTCAAAGGCTCATATTTTTGCCTATCCTTCTCTTTTTGAAGAAACATTTTGTCTTTCACAAGTTGAAGCATTAAGTGCAAACTGCTTGTCAATATACAATGATCTTGGTGCATTAAAAGAAGTTTCATTGGGATATGGAATAATTTATGATGGAGAAGTAAATAAAGAAAAACATGCTAAAAAAATAGCAAAAATGATTGATGAAAATGTTCGTTTAATAAAATCTAATATGTATAATCAAGTTTTACAATCAAAAGAAATTAATAACAAATTTTCATGGGAAAATTTTAAAAACTCATGGATACAACTTCACGAAAAAATATAGGAGAAAAATGATTATTAGAAGTTTAAATACAATGGATAAGATTATAAATAAAAATAATAATCTTATTTGGGATGGATGGGATGTTGTTGATTTAAAAGAATCCGACATGGCAAAAACATCTGTTAATGGAATTAGAATAAAAGATAAGTGGTACTTACATAAAATATACAAGCCAGGTCGTAATGGTTGGGATATTCCAAATAAGTATAGGGAGTAATCTTGAAGCAGCATTTATGGAAAGATGAGGCTTCTTGTTTAGGTCTTGAAACAAATTTATACTTTGATAGGTATGAAGATGAAGAGGGAATTAGACATAATGTTGATGCACTTTGTAGACAGTGCCCTGTTAGAAAAACATGTTTTGCTAATGGAGTATCTGGAAAAGAGTGGGGAATTTGGGGAGGGGTTTACCTTGAAACTGGAGAAATTTCTAGAGAATTTAATAAACATAAATCTAAACAAGATTGGTCAAATATTTGGCAATCTTTAACAATGGAGCAATAAAGTGATCATACAAATAATTGGTCTACCTGGATCTGGAAAAACAGAACTGGCAAAAGCATTGAAAGAACGCATTAATGCTATTCATCTTAATGCAGATGAAGTTCGTTTAACCGTTAATTCTGATCTTGGTTTTACCGCTGAAGATCGCATAGAGCAAGCACGACGCATGGGTGAGATGGCTAGACTTATTGCTAAACAGGGGGTTGCTCCAGTAGTTGTAGATTTTATTTGTCCTACAAATGCCACAAGAGAAGCATTTGGAAAACCAAACATTTTAATTTTTATGGATACAATTCAAAAGGGTAGATTTGAAGATACAAATAAAATATTTACAGCACCAAAAGAGTTTGACTTTATGTTTTCTGATCATGAAAAAAATCCATACGATAAAGCAAGTTTAATCATTTCTTTATTTGAATTGCACGACTGGTCTGCACCAACAACACTTATGCTTGGTCGTTATCAACCATGGCATGAGGGTCATCACGCTTTATATAAAGAAGCGGGTAAGCGAACTAATCAAGTATTGCTTGGAGTCAGAAACACATACAATACAAGTGAAAAGGATCCACTTAAGTTTAATCAGGTAAAAGAATATATTGCAAAAGATGAGTTTATGAAAGATGCAATGGTATTGCGTTTACCAAACATTACTAACATTGTTTATGGTCGTGACGTAGGATATAAGATTGAACAGGTAGAACTTACTCCAGAAATACAGGCAATCTCTGCAACTCAAAAACGAAAGGAACTAGGAATATGAAACACCTAAAATTGGTTCATGAAAACTATTTCAAGCATATGCTTGAAGCATGGCTTATAGTTATTACCTTTATTGCTGCTGGATTAATTTGCCTTATACATTCTATTTTCCCATTTTTGTTTCAGACAACCGCTTCAACAATGGTAAAAAATATTATTATAAGAACAGATAAAAGGCAGGTAAGTGAATGAATAAACTAACGTACATTGCAAAAATAGTTAAAGATAGATGGTTGCGTCCTTATGACGAAATTATAGTTCGTTTCAATACAAAAGCAAAATCAGAAGATCCATTAGTGTGGAGAATTTTTGTTAATGGTCAAGAGCATCTAGCCAGTGGCTTTGAAATTCAGGGCTTTGTATATGACATTATTTCACATGAAAATAATACTAAAAAATATAATGTTGGATGCAAAGGAAGAGTTCGTTGGAATGGAACTTTTGCAGAAATATATGCTGCTAAGAAAGAACACACACCGTTCTAATGTATACTGATTCTATGCGAAGAGCATTTCATTCAATACAGGCTCCAAAAGGATTTTCTGTTGAACTTATTGACAATGATCACTTTCTTACCATTAAATTAAATGAAAAAAAATTTGCTAGAATGGTTCATGATGAAAAAATTCGGGCACTTCAATATACCGTTCAACTAAAAAAAGCATTAGAAATGGAAGGGGCAATTGTGTTAGTTACTAGAGAGGCTATTAAATGATAAAATTATTTTTTATGTATCTTAAATGTAAAATAAAAGGTCATTTTTTTGTTGATGGCGGATCCTGTCCATTTACTGGCAAAAGTTATAATTCTTGTATTAGGTGTGGAGTGAATATACCAAAATGAAAAAAAAGATAATTATATTAATATTAGCAGTAATATCAAGCGCTATTGCATTTTCTTTGTTTTTTGCCTCACGAATGAGCAAATTATCTGAATTAGATTTATTTGACATTGAAGATGAAGACTTTTAATGATGATCAGAATAGAGTACAATAGATAGTATGAGAACTGGTCTTTTAATATTTTTTGCAACAATGTCAATATCTCTTAGTATTGCATATTTATCATTATTTGATAAATTAAAAAAATGTAATCTTGCAATTACGAAACTTTTTCTTGAAAATGAAGGATTAAAAGAGATTGTTTTTCAAAATAAAAATACTGATAGTCAATCTGAGGATGTAATTCATAAAGAAAACTTTATTAAGTTTTTGTCTGATTCAAGAGACTGGGCTTTTGAGTATATTGAGCAATCACAAAAAACAATTAAAGAAGTTTCAGAAGAATTAAAAAGTCAAGGTTTTAATAATTACTCAGAAAAACTTATGGAGTTGCTTCCAGAAAATATAACAAAGGACTAAACAATGAAAGAAATATTTTTTTCTATACTAACAGGTTTTGGGTGCGGTGTCGTGTTCGCAGCATTCAAATTGCCAGTTCCAGCACCACCAGTTTTTGCGGGAGTCGCAGGAATTATTGGTTTATGGATTGGCTTCACAACGATAACACGAGTTATATCCTAGGAGGAATAATGAATAACATACTAAACGATAAAAATAAAGCAATGCTAGCATCATACGGTAGATCTGTTCTTGGTTCAGTACTTGCATTGTATATGGCTGGAGTAACAGATCCAAAAGATCTATGGGCTGCACTAGTTGCTGCTCTTGCACCAGTTGCATTAAGAGCGCTCAATCCTAATGACAAGGCTTTTGGCGTATTACCAGATACTGGTGCTGTTTCAGATGCACTTAGTAAGATTGTACCTGCTAAGAAGGCTCCAGCAAAGAAGAAGGCTGCTGCTAAAAAGAAGTAGTTGGTTAATTAGGAAGGGCGAATTTACTAAAAATAAGTTCGCCTTTCTTAATTTTTATAATGAGGTAATATGGATTTTGTTTATATATGTAAAGATGGAATCAACGAGGAACTAAAATATTCAATTAGATCTGTAGTTGAAAGTTTTCCAAACTCAAATATATGGGTTGTTGGAGGTAAACCACCTTGGTATATTGGAAACTACATTAATGTAAAACAAGTATTGACAAAGTATAGAAATGCAATTCAAAATCTTAATACTATTTGTAATTCAAATGAAATATCTGAAGAGTTTGTATTAATGAATGATGATTTTTATATTGTTAAAAATATCAATACTATTGAAACCTATCACGGAGGCTTCCTCTTAGATAAAATAAATCTATATCAAAAAATAAACCCAAACTCTAACTATACTAGGAAACTTTCTGCTACATACAAAAAAATTAAATCACTTGGTATTGAAAGTCCACTTGACTATGAACTTCACGTCCCTATGGTTATGGAAAAGAAAAAATTAAAACAAATACTTCAAAACAATGACCAGTTCCTATGGAGATCTATATATGGAAATGTATTTAATATAGGTGGAAAACAAATGGAAGATGTAAAAGTTTATAGTAGAGGCCCATTGGTTTTAAAATCATATAATTTAAAAAAAGATGAACATATATACTTATCAAGCGCAGACAGTTCTTTTGATATGATCTTAAATAGTATACTTAGAAAACAATTTATTGAAAAAACTAAATATGAGAAATAATATCTAAATAACTATCTTTTAATTTATCAGGAGCAAAGTTGCTATATCCCAATTCAAAAGCCTTTTCTTTTTGAATAATCTTATTACTGCTATTTACATAATTATCTATTGCTTCTGCAAGGGCAAGAGCATCTGCTTCAAATAATTCAATCCTAACCTTAGTTCTAAATGTTTCAATTAATCTAGTTTTAACAAGCCATTCACTTGGAAGAACATAGTTATTAGGGGATATATTAGTCATAAAAACTGGCAGGGCACTCATGAGAGCCTCATTCATAGGCAAACAAAGACCAGCATAGCGTCTAGGAAGCACCATAGCGTCAAACCCACTATACATATCTTCTCTATTATCTGGATTTCCTATTTCAATTGTAAGCCTAGAGTCTTTAATGTTTGTCTCTATCTCACTCTGACTTCTGATGACTAATTCATAATCTGCCTTAGAATGTTTAAGCATTTCAAGAACAGTATTTGTTCCATTCCTATCCTTTGCTGCTTTCTTTCCAGCAATGTGTAGTATTCTATTGTGGTTTTTAGATAGGTTTATTTCTTTAGCCCCTGAAAAAGTTAATGGATTTGTAGGTGGTGGCAGGTGAATAACCTTTGATTGTTTACCAAAAAGTTTATTAACATGATCAATATGCCAAACACTTGGAGATAAAAGAACATCTGGAACAGGAAGGTTTGTTGCTGCAAGATTGCCAAAAAGTTCATAGTTATACTGAAGAATGGTTTTTACACCCCTTTTTTGAGCATACCTAACAAAGTTTTGATCATAAAATGTTTCACAACTAATAACAACATCAACTTGATTAAGAAATAGTTTAATTTGTTGAAGGCTTGGAAATCCAGTTGACCTAATGCAATTATAATCTTTATACCATTCTGGATGTTGTCTATTTTTATTAAATGGAGTTGAGTCAATTAATAATATGCTGCTTGGATTTAACATATCAACAAGTTCTTTGGTTTGATTTCCAAGACCAGTATTATCTGATCTAGCAATAATTCCTAATTTCATTCTTTATATCCCCATATATCATCATCAGAAGTAAATTTTCTTGTTCCTTGACGACCATCTAAGTGATAAGATCTTTTAATATTTCCTTCTGGATAATAAATCCACAGTTTATGTTTTTCCCATCCATCGTCACTAAATTTGTCATATGGCATCATGTCGTCTTGTATTTTTCCATGAACAACGTCTTCAATAAAAGTTTTTTCTCCACAAGCATCTAGTATAAAATCTTTATAGTATTTTACTGTGCTAATGTGTGGCCTTTGACTCCATTGTGCGGTTTTCATAAACCCATTCTCTTCTCCAAACATTAAGTGCATATGCTCTTTAGGTATTTTAGATTCAAAGTGAAAACGTATTGTATTTGCTTTTCCATATTCAAGCATATCAAAACATTTTTCCCAGTCAATTCCAACATCTGGAGCAAGAGGTGCATCACCTTCTACATAAAGAATTAAAGATGTTTGTACCAGTTTGATAGTTTTACGCATCATTGTGCTTTGATGACTATGAACATTAAAAATTACTGGCAATATATTTTTATATTCATGCAAACATTTCCATAGAATACGATTTTTATATTCATTATAATCTTTTTCACGATCAAACTGTTCTGTTCTTAATCCATCAACTTGCATAATTATTTCGTTGTTTGGGAAATGAACTCTTATATCTTTTATAGTTTGATCTATCATACTGGTATTTGGATGGTCTGGAATGACAGATGTCGCAAGAATAATGGTTACATCTTTTTTATTCATTTATTTGATCCATTATCTTAATAGATAAATCTCTTTTATATTTAATCCACCAAGAAACAACTTGATGCATATTATGTGGATAGTTATTTAATAATGATGGAATAATTTTTTTTATATTTTTCCAATTGTCTGTTATTCCTATTGGAAAATCTGTTTGAAAAATAAAATTATAAAAATTAGTTTCATTTCCTTTAGAATCTATTTTATCTCCTATTGGCAAACATAGCATTTCAATTGCTTCATAAAATCTAAAAGAGTCTATCACTTCAGCACCACTAGGGCATGGAACAATTTTACTTAAAAACATTTTGTCATAATATGTTTTTGGTTTTAATCCTTGTGCAAATCCATCTGTTGGTTTATAAAAAGAATTTTCAACAGTTGGCATAACTTTAGATAACTCTTGCCTTCTTTGATGGGTTATCTGTCCTGCAAAAAATACATCACAAGATTTATCTTGATATTCTGGTAAATTATTTTTTAAGTGTTGAGGAACTCCTACAGGAAGTTTATTATATTTTTCATGTTTTTGGTGTGGGTATTGAATCCAAATCTCAATGTTATTATGTATTATTTTATCTACGTCAAATGTAGCGCTTTCATCACCAGTAATAAATAAAACAACCCTATTTATATTATTTAATTCATTAGATATTGTTTCTTCATAATCAACATTTTGTGGTCCAGGAATAACTACAAAGGCTCGTTCTACTTTAGGCAAAGATGTTGTTCGTATTGGCTTAATATTATTTTTATTAAACATTTCTTTTATTAGACCATAATCCCATTTATCGCTGGCACAGTCTTCTTCTTTAACTGAGTAAAGATATGCATTAATATTACTCATAAAATAAGTGTACCTCATGCTGATAGTCTAAGATTATTTCAGTATAACCTAATCCTTTTATCCATTGTCTAAGATTATATAAAGATTCATTCCATTGTTGTAACATGAACTCAGGGTGTCCAGATAGCCAAATCTTTGGTTTATGCTCTCTAAGCACCTTCTCAGCCCCTCCTAGGACCCTCCATTCACTGCCCTCTACGTCCAATGAAATAGCGGTAGGTGGCTTAATGCCATGATCATATACACAAGAATCTATAGTAATTTGACCATAAGTATCTCCCTCAAGATATAGTTCTTTAAATCCATGGGCTGCTTCAATTACATTATTAACTTCTGGTGGCCATTCGTTATAGTATATTCTTGAAAGATTGTTTATTTTATCAGATGCGAATCCAGGAATACAAACTATTGGAACATTTAAATTATTTGCACTCCAGAGTAATGGAAAATGTGACCAAACCTTTGGATTAGGTTCAAACACAACTACTTCTGAACCCCACATTTGACACAACGCAGCAAACTCTCCTTCTTCTGCGCCGACATAATACATAACATCTCCAGATGAAATGTTTTCCGACATATGTTTTAGTCTTGGTTTTTCCCAACCGTGTGGCTGATACCAGTCTGGTCTATCTGCACGATGCTTTGGAAGGTTTATATCAAATTCACCATTAATTGTTGTTTTAATCATTTCAGTCATTTATTAAATATATTCTGATTTACCCAAGTTTTAGGAGTTAGGCTATTTTGAATCTCAACTGGTAAATTAAAATTAAATTGTCCAGTTCCTCTTTGTCTTACCCAACTAACCATGTTTGACAAAATTTCTTTCAATTCATAACGTGTTGAATAGTCAAGCAACTTTCTTGCTTTATCAGGAGAACAGTGGGCTAGTTTTACCTCAGAGGGTCTTGCATCTAAATAGATTGGGTCTAAGTCAAAACCAATAATAGAGGCTATTTCTTTTGCTAACTCATTAATTGTTACAAAATTATTGTCTGGACCAATATTTATTACTTCTCCATTAGCCACATCAGAAAAAATAACTTTATGAAATGGATCAATAATATCTCTTATATCAGAAAAACATCTTTTTTGATTGCCATCACCATAAATTATTGGTTGTTTTCCTTGAAGCATTCTATTAATCATAATTCCAGCAACATTTCTAAAAGGATCTGTATAGTTTTGTCCATAACCAACAACGTTATGCGGTACAAGAATAACAAAATCTATACCATGAGTTTTTGAAAGATTTCTTAATGTTAACTCAAAGGCATATTTTGCAATACCATAAGGATCTTGTGGTCTTGGAATCATGTTTTCTGTAAATGGCAAGGTATCTTGTGTTCCGTACCTAGCCATACTTGATGTAAATATAAACTTTTTTACACCAGCCTGAATTGCACAACTTAATACATTCATAGAGTTTCCATATGTATTGTCTGTTATAAACTTAGGGGAAAACACAGAAAGACCCTCATGTGCAGTACATGCTGCATGGACTACAACCTCAATATTTTTAAAGTCTTCTTTTGTTAAATCATTGCAATCTTTTTTAATAAAATTAATTTCTGATGGAATGTTATCTATATATCCACCCACTAAACTATCAATACCAGTAATATTATGGTCAGAAAGACTTTTTGCTAAATTACTACCAAGTAAGCCAGCAACACCAGTTATCATTATGTTCATTTTATCTCCAACTCACTTAATATGCTTGCCCACCTATGAACATAGGTATGTTCTTTTTTAGTTCGTTCATGACCAGCAATCCTTATTTTTTCTCTTGTTAGTCCATCTAGTATATAGTAGTCTATTTTTTCCTTAAGGTCTTTAAGGTTGCCGTGCTCATAAAATATAATTTCTTTACCATCTTCAAAATACTCATCAAGTCCTTTTATGCGAGGGTATATAGTAAAGCCACCACGACCAGTACTTTCAAACAATCTGTCACTTGTGTAATATGGATAGTTAAAGTTTATATTAAGGCTATCTCCAATGGCTACCTTGCTTTTTGCATAGATACGGTTAAGTGCATCACCACGAACTGTGCCAGTATCTCCATCACCACCAACATGTAAAAATCTTTTACCATATGTCTTTCGTAAGAAGTCTATTAGTTGTGGACGATACTTATGTTCTGGATGATACCCCTTGCTACCAACAAAGATTATGTCATGCTCAAAATTATTTATATCGTAATCAGAATGCACATAACATTCTTTATCATAAACTCCAGCAGGCAAGAAATGTCCTTTAACGCTTGTGTTTTCATTAAACCAATCACACATTAACTTATCTGTGGCAAAAAAATGACCTATGTTTGTATAAAATTCATCACCCTTTAAGTCTTTTTCACGTTCAATGCCAAACCACAAATCAAGATGATAGGTCATAGTTGGTATGCCAGCAGCCGTTAATTCTTTTAATACATCTGTCATAGACCTGGATCCTGGGGTTTGCCATCTATGTGTGTGTACCCATATGAATAGATCAGAGTTTAGTGCTGCATTTAATATTTCTGTGCTTCCCGCTTTTTTCTCTTGCAATTTTTGCACGGTATGTCCAAGAGACTCTAAAGACTTAGCATGATGATTCTCACTGCTATAAGGAACTTCAAAGTTGCCAAGAAACACTATATTAGCCAACAAAACACCCCATTCTTTAATAACACTTATATTATACCCTATTCATTTTTTTTAATAGTTGGTCATATTCTTTAGTTGTTCCACAATCAAAATATTCTCCGTTTATAACATTTGCCATAACTCTTAAACCATTCTCTACTGATGGCTTTATCATAAATCCTATGTGCGGTGTGTTTATTTCTATAAGGTTTGAGACATTATGATTAAAACGCATCATTCCCCATGAGTATTCATAGTTACATAATAAATCTTTGTCTATGCAATCAACTACCTGATTGTCTTTATTAATTTTTATTTGACCTAATTTACCCTTTTGATATTTTTTAATTTTCCAAATAGCCAAATTAATATCACAAAGTTTATTATCTTCCATTATCTTGTCGTATGGGTTATCCCCAATGCAAAAAGTATCAGGCATTCCAAATAGATATTCTTTAGATGGAAAAAGTTTAATAGCATTTAAAACTGTCTCAGACATTGACAAAGTTTCCATATAAACTATTGAAACATTTTTATTAGTAATAAAACTATTTAACTTATTTTTATATTTTGGTTTAGTTATAACCACTACCTTTTCACAATATTTTAATTGAGATTCTATATGCCATGTTATTAGATTTTTAAATTCATTGTTAATTGGAAGCAAGAATTTAGGAATTCCCCCCATTCTAACTGCATCACCTGCTGCTGGAATAATTCCTATCATTAAAGTTCTATTTCATTTATTATTTTAACAATTTTTTCTAAGTCTGCGTCGCTAGACCAATTATCTTGTGCAATAATATTTATAAAATTATGACCAAGACACTCTGCTAACAACTTAAAAGAATTTTCCCACAATTCTGGATATATTTTTTGTGGTGCAGATATTTGAATTATTGTGCTTCCTGGTTTCATCCAAATCATGTTAGTTAATCCAGCACCCCACTGACCAACAAGAACTGATAACTGCGAATACTCACTTGCTGACTTAATTGGATCATAGTTTGATGTGTTTATAACTTTAGAATTTTGTTTTGTCATATTTTTTAACTGATCAATATTATTAATTAATCTTGTTGTTTTATTTTTTTCATTTCCATCATACTCTTCTAGTGGCCTTCTATCTAAAATTCCAATAGGTGTTTTATCATTATATTTTTTATCAATAAATATATTTTTTGCTAAAGTTGTTGATTTTAATAAAAAATCTTTATTAAAATTTAAAGGATTGTCATAATTATTAAAAATTTTGTTTTTGTTATTATTTAAATATAATTGAAAAATATTTTCAATTCTTACAATATCTATGTTCTTATAATAATCTGATAGTGTTTTAAGCCAGTGGGTCATTTTGCCACATTCATGAATTAAAAAAGTATCGTTGCTATTTTTATTGCTATCAGCCTCATTGATTATTGGCAGTAAATACCCAATCCAAAAATGATATGGGTTTTCTAATGATCCATCATGCTTTGATAGTAAAATATTTTTCATTATTCTTTTTCTTCTATTTTACCAAAATTTCCATTAAATACATAATTCAAATCAATTGCAATCTTTTTTATATGTTTTGGATTAATCCCAGTATGACAGTATGATTGAATACCAGCATTTTTTATTAATTGAAAAAAAGAAAAATCTTCACCTATCATAGATGTTCCTTCTTTATCATTTTCTTTAAATAAAAAAATGTTTGGATATTTTTTATATATTTTTTCAATTACACTCTTGTGTATTAAAGTAAATCCTAACCCAGCATAATCAATTGGAATTAATGAATCAATAGGAAAACTATGAATTACTGAAACAACTCCATTTTTTTCAAAATCTCCACTATAAATACATGGCTCTGGTATTACTTTATCTTTATTATCTTTGTTATATCTTAATATAAAATATAATCCTGTTACCACTGAAGCAGTATCTTTATCTGCATAACTAATTAATTTATCTAAATGTTCTTTTGTTAATTCAATATCAGAATCTATTAATAAAATCCAATCAGTTGTAAAATCTGAAGTCATCCATTCATTAATAAGTAATTGTCTTTGTTTTGATATATGCGAACCCGTAATTCTAAATGCTGCATTAAAAGGTCTTTGTGATAGAGAAGCCTGCATTATTGTTTTTACTAAGCCAAAAGTAAAGTCTCCCTCAGTGTTTCCATTATCAATCCAACCAATAGAAATTGTTTCATTATTCTGAATCATACCTTACACACTCCTTATTTATTTAATTAAAATATTTTTATATGTTTCTTTTATCCATTGTACCAAATCTTTACGTACTTTTATTGCAACATGATCAATTAAATGCATTCCATCATACGTATGAATGCCAAGAATTTTTTCATCTTGTTTAAAAATATCATATGCTATGGATAAAGGAGTTGGTAAATTATATTCTTTAGATTTTATATTAAAAACATTATTTGTGTTTAACCAACAATTAAATCTTAACTCATAATCTGCTGTAGTCCTATTTTTTTTATTTGCTTCATCTGCCATATGTCTTGCTGGTGGATATAAACCAAAAAAAGAAATGTTTTTGGTATATTGAGAAAAATATTTTATAGAATATTCACAATAATCATTTATTGTTTTTTCTAAATTATTTCTAAATGGAAAATAAAACTCATAATCAATACCACCAAAATGTAATATAACAATATCGTTTTCTTCAATTGTTTTATTATTTATTTTAATAAAATCCATTATTTCATTAAAACCATTTTTTGTCATTGAGTATGCACTTTTCCCAGTTGACCAAACAAAAATAAACTCAATGTTATCAATAATAAAATTTTTAATTCCAAGTTTTGGCATATTGTTCCAAATATATTCACCAGCAAGATTTGTTGTGCAAGAATCTCCAAGTATAAAAACTTTATTTTTAATCATTATTTTCACTTAAATATTCTTTAAACAGTTCCATAATTTTAATAGTATATTTATCATATTCTATATCAATTACATAACTATCATTATCTAGTTTATGAACTTTTAGATCCTGCCCAATATCAAGAA